ACCGCTACCGCAGCAGCCGTCTCGGATGGAGGGACTGGGTATAACGTTGGAGACCAAATCATCCTGGCCTTAGGCCCAATCACGCTCCCTCCAATCGGTGCCCCCGCGGTCCTTCAAGTGACCTCTGTCTCTGGGGGCGCGATCACGGGAGTCTCGCTTGTCAATATGATGCCCAATGCATCCCCGGCCGTGAGTGGCTTCTACTTTCTCGCTCAGACCGCCCCGCAAGCCCAAGGCTCAACCACAGGCTCCGGCACTGGCGCTACTTTTAATCTCACCTTTGGCCCCTTAACCAACCAACGTGTGGTCTTAACCAACCAGGAGTTCGCTACTCTTGCCTACTGCCGTCAGATCACCGACCCGAACTCAATGGATCCTCTGTTTCAAAAGGCTTGGTACAACATCCTTGGGGCCGTCCTCGCGATGGCACTTACGGGTGATAAGCAGATCGCGAATGGGCGAATCCAGATCGCGAATGAATACATCAAGGAGGCTCGGGCGATTGATGGAAACGAAGCACTTACTGTCAACGATGTCACACCAGATTGGCTACGGGTGCGTGGGATAATCTACTCGGATTACTGGACCGGGAGCAGCGAGTTTGATTGGGGGGCATATTGGAACGCATACTGAGCATCGCGCCAAAGGTCAAGTCCAACGCAGACCACAAGGCTGAGATTCTAGAGGTTCTTAACAAAACCATCGCCCTTGTTGAGGCTGATGAGATTGATACTATCGTGTTGATCGCCGCGTCGCCAAGTGGTTACTGGCGATATGAGACAGCTGGTGGGCGATTCACAACTGAGATGATTGGCCGATTGGAAATCATCAAGGCTGAGTGGATCAGGACTTATCTGAAGGATCTATAGTGGCCCAGCCACGTATGCAAAAATCTTTCAATTCTGGGGAATGGGCTCCCCAGCTATACTCACGCGTTGATATTGAGAAATACCACTCCGGCGCGGCACTGCTGCGCAACTTCTTCGTGGACTACCGCGGGGGCGCCTCGACCCGGACCGGAACCAAATATTGCCTCCAAGCCTATAAGTCCGCCACTCCTGTGCGGGTCATTCCATTCCAGGCCTCCAGCGCGGTCTCTTATATCCTTGAGTTCGGCGACCACTACATCCGTTTCTTCAACCAGTCCGCGCCGGTCCTCGAGAACGCAATCGCCATAACCGGGGCGGCACAGGCCAATCCGGCCGTGATCTCTGTCATCAACACCTATTCCGTGGGTGATTGGGTTTTCGTCTCGGGTGTGGTTGGGATGACTCAACTCAACGGGAATTATTATTCCGTTCTGGCTGCGTCCGGCACTACCATCACCCTTGGTGACCTCAACGGAGTCCCAATCGACTCCACGGCCTTTGGGGCCTACGTCTCTGGTGGCACGGTCGCCCGGGTCTACACTCTGACCTCTCCCTATGCCGCGGCTGATCTCGCGCAGATAAAATACGCCCAAAATATCAACTCGATGATTCTGTGCCACCCGTTCTACCAGCCCCAGGTCCTGACCCTGATCACAGCGAACAACTGGACCATCAACCCCATAAACTTCGGGACCACCGCGACCCAGCCCACAGGGCTAAAGATCACCACAACCCTCACGGCAGGGCAGGTCAACTACTCCTACGTCGCGACCTCAGTGGACGGCCTCGGGGATGAATCGATCGCCTCCATGGCGGCCTCTCTCACAAACGTCCAGGACCTCCGAACCACTCCCGGATCGAACTCCCTCACCCTTACCCCAGTCGCCGGCGCAGCGAGCTACAACTGGTATAAGTCCGACGTGTCTTACTTCGGGGTGATTCCTGCGGGAGTGCCCTATGGCTACATTGGCAACACCACCGGCAACACTTTAGTCGACTCCAACATCGCCCCAGACTTCAGTCAATCCCCGCCCATTGGCCAAAATCCATTCCAAGGCACGGGAGTGGCTTCGGTTACCCAGGTGACCCCCGGGACCTACACAGTCGTGCCAAGCGCGGCCCCATCAGGCGGGAGCCCCAACTCCCCTGCGGTGATGCAAGCGATCCTTGCAGTGCAGGGCACCCCAACGGTAGGGGTGGGTGGGACGGGATACGTTGTTGGGGACTTAATCACCCTTCTATATGGCGTGATCGTGAAGGTTGCAGCCGTGTCTGGTGGGGTAATCACTGCCTTTACGGCCATTACCGCATCGGGGTGCAACGCAGGGCAAATCCTAACCGGTGGGACTCCAGCCAATCCTGTGGCTCAAACCGCAACCTCCGGGGTTGGGACCGGGGCGACCGTGAACTTGGTCTGGGGCGTGTCCCAGACTGTGGTGATCAACGGCGGGGTAGGGTATCAGTCCGTCCCAACCGTGGTTTACTTCCCAGCTGGGGCTACCGGTACGGCCGTACTCGAGTCTATAGCGGACAGTAACCCAAGCGTCCCCGGGTTCTTCCAACAACGTCTTGTCCTTTGTGCACCCACAGGCTCACCCGAGACCCTAAACTTCAGTCAACCTGGGAGCTACTACAACTACAACACCTCCTCACCAATTGAGCCGGATGATGCGATTTCGGTCTCACTTGCATCAGGCCAACTCGAGACTATCAAGTCCTTGGTCCCGACCGCCCCTGGGCTGGTAATCTTCACAGACAAGGCTTCGTGGCTCTGCAATGGTGGCGGCCTGGGCACCGCTATCAGCCCGTCTTCGATCGTGGCAAACCGCCAATCCTTCAATGGCGCCAACGATATGCCGCCGATCCTGAACAACTACGACATTCTCTATGTCGAGTTTGGTGGATATATCGTCCGCGATTCAACTTACAACTACTACGCCCAAGTCTTCACCGGAGTGGATATCTCGGTGCTCGCCAGCCACCTCTTCTACGGCCACTACCTTACCGAGTGGGCCTGGGCGCAAAACCCTTTCAAGGTCGTGTGGGCCGTGCGGGATGATGGAGTTCTCCTCTCCCTAACCTTCGCGAAGGAAGAGGACTTCATCGCATGGGCACACCATGACACCGTAGGGTTGTTCAAGTCCATCGCGACCGTGATCGAGCCCAGCGTGATCGGGCCGACCAATGCGGTCTACACAGTAGTAGAGCGAACCATCAACTCCAACGTGGTGCAGTACATTGAGCGATTCGCTGAGAGATACTTCCCGAACGGCCTCACTGATGCCTGGACGGTTGATGCTGCGATACAGTACAATGGAGCAGCCACTCTCGCCTTCACCGGAGCTACTCAGCTTGCTGGAGCGACAGTTACGGGAATCGCCACGGATGACCTTGGCAATGCTACCGCAATTTCCCCCTTCACTATGCCGGTCTCCGGATCCTTCACCCTCCCTGCACCAGTTGGTGCCACAGGTTATACCCGAGTGACCATAGGCCTACCCTTCACCCCGCAACTCCAGACCCTCGCGATCGACACTGGGGAGCCCACGATCCAGAGCAAGATGAAGAAGATAAACGCGGTGACCCTGCGTTGCTCCGACACCCTAGGCCTCTGGATTGGGTCGACCTTTAGCAACCTTGTCAAGATGAAAGACCTTGAGGTTGGCAACGTGGGATCAATGACAAACCAAGTCGTGACCAATCTCGTGACCGGTGACGCCCGCACCTTCCTCGACCCGAACTGGACCGTGCCTGGACAGTATTGTATCCAACCACTTCTACCCTACCCCGCAACAGTCACTGGTGTGATCCCGCAACTGGCTGTGGGTGACACATGAAGGTGGAGATTCGGACCCTCGAGGCGAATACCTACCTCCTCGCCCATCTCAGCGAGGAGTTCCGATCATCGCAGCACATCTGGGGCGGCTTCGCCAACGGCGAGCTTGTAGTTGTTTGGGGCCTCCAGCCTGCGAGTGCCCTATCGGACACAGCCTACATCTGGTCCTGGACCTCAGCCGTTGTGAAGAAATACAGGCGCCCCTACATTCGCTTCTCAAAGACAGTCGTGAACCTCATGCTCGAAGAGTATCCAATCTTGGTCGGCCTCTGCGAGGAGAAGTCCCATTGGCTCTGCTGGCTTGGGGCAAGGTTCGGTGGCCCCAATGGCAAATACATCTCCTTTGTGATAGAGCGCTGATATGGCCCTTGCAGCAGCGGTTGGTGGGGTACTTGGTGCGGTTGGGTCGCTAGCCCAGGGCTCGGCCAATGCGTCGATGTACTCCTACCAAGCTGGGGTCGCGCAGCAGCAGGCTCAGATTGACAAGCAGAACGCCGGGTACGCCCTAATCACCGGGGAGAACCAGGCCGCTCAGAGCGGGCAAGCGTCGCGATTCCAGATCGGCCGGATCCAATCCGCCCAAGGCGCGAGTGGGTTTCTGGTCGGCCGTGGCACCAATCCCCAAGTGGTCAGGGGTCAGAGGCTTATAGCCAACACTGACGAAACCAACATCCGCGCCAACGCAGCCAAGACCGCGTATGACTACGACGTAGGGGCAACTCAAGCCCAGAGTCAAGCCAACGTCTACAATGCGGCCGCAAGTGCTTCGGAGACCGCGGGGGTGATTGGGGCGGGATCGTCGATCATCGGTGGCGCGGGCTCGGTCTCGAGTAAGTGGCTTCAGGGTCAGCAGTATGGCCTTAACACCCAACAAACTCTCTTCGGGGGATTTAGTTCACTCTAATGGCCGAAGTTCCCTATTCACCAATACCCAACGCCACTGAGCACTTCGAGGCTGCTCCAGAGCCACACATTGCCACGCCTGGGGCGGCCTTTGGTGAGACCATTGGGCGGGCGATTAGTGGAATGGGGGACAAGACCGAGCAGGTTGGGAATGAACTATTCGCCCGCGCCATTGCCATGCAGGACTTGCATAACCAAGCAAGGTCAGATGAGGCGTCGACTATATTCAACCAAAAACAAGCCCTACTATTTGCAGATTTCACTAACAAATATGGGGCCAATGCTGGGCCGGATGCGCTAAAAAAATACTCCGATGATATCGCAGCCCTGCGTACCCAGATAGGTAGCACGCTTGATAACCCAATGGCTCAGAGGTATTACAATCACGAAACTCTGGGAAGCATGGATCGTACATTCATCTATGCGGCACGGCACTCCGGGGAACAGGTGAGGCAATATGCCTTAGGTGCTAGCGCAAGTCTCAATGCCTCTAAGCGAGATGCCATCATCGCAAATCCAAGCGACCCTGGTGCAGTTTCCTCTGCTGAGCGTGATGACGTGCGACATGCTACTGTGGACGGTGCAATAAATGGCAAGGATCCAGCGACAATTAAACAGGATACTGCACATTTACAAAGTGCGACCCATTTGACCCAAATAGGCGCCTTGTTAAATTCAGGTAAGCCTGAGCAGATCACACAAGCCAAAGCCCTCATTGATAAGTACACAACTTCTGGTGGTCTCTTGGGTAACGACCTAGAAACTGCTAACAAGATATATACCTCCAAAATGCTAACAACCGTTGCTGCACGGGCGGCTGCGACGGTCAACGCCAAGATGCCTAATGCCTCCCCAACCGAGAAGGCTGCTGCGGTCAAGGACGAAATCAGCAAGATGGTCCCGAAGGACGATCCCAACCGCGACATGTATATTGAAGGAGGGGAGAACAAGATAAGGTCCGATATCGCGGTGGATGAGGCGCTCAAGCGACAAGACAGTAACGAGACTGTTTCGACCTTGGAGAATGGGCTAATCAACGCGGCTCAGGCAGGCAAAACCATCACGGATGTCGAGCAGCTTCGGGG